TTATAAAAGTTGCACGATAACATACTCCTTCTTCCTCATCAACTATTCCTAGTTCACGAGAAAGTCGAAGACCGCAATCTGCTGCAAGAATATGTTTTATGTCTCGAATGAGAGAGTTATCTTTTTTCCAAGCAAGTTTACAAAACTCGTTATCTCCACTTACACCAATAACATCACAACGACTACTTAATTCGTCCATGCCTGCTATTTCTGTTGGGCAAATAAAAGTAAAATCTTTTGGATAGAAGTATACTACTGACCATTCGGCTAGTAATACATCTACATCAATGATTTCATTTTCTTCATTTACACCTTTCATGTGTAAGTCTGGAAATCTGTCTCCTACTGTTAACATAATCTATTCCTATTTAATATCAAATTCGTCTGTGATTGTTTCATCAGGCTCGTTACTAGAACCTTCTCTCAATCTATCAAGAAGTTCTTTTTGTGCATCTGGTGTTGGTCGAGTAAGTACTTCGTCCATTGACTTCAGATCAGCAATTAATGCTTGCTCATCTTCTGTTAAGGGTCTTGGTTTGCACTTCAGAGCTTGTAGTTGATACTCAACATTATAAGCCATCGGTCCAGTTTTTACTCTCTTAAAGTAAACATCCCAGCCAGTTTCAGGGTCAGTTGGATCGCCAAGATCTTCTGCTGCAACCATAATCTGCTCGAGTAATTTTTTCTTTAAGTTTAGTACTTTGACTTTTCCATCGTGGATACATTGAATTGCATATGCCCAACCGCATTTCAGTTCGGGATGATATTCTCTTACCCAATCTTTCTCTACATTGGTAAATGCTTCGGCATCTCTATCGAATGAGAGACACTCGAATGGTAAATTCTTACCGTTTTCGCCTTTCAACCAGTAAACATAGCGAGGAAGCATATCCCCAACCATTCTTACCATGTTGTCGCCTTCGACATATTGATAACTGTCGATTTTATTTTTTTGGGCTTCGCCCTTTGCTTGATTAAATTTTATTGCCATTTTATTTCCTTTAAAGTGATTTCTTCAAATAAAAAGTGTATATAATATCCTTCTATTCGTAGTAATCTGTTGTTTTTAATACTGTCCTCGTCCCCTGTAAAGTGAAGGAGGTCTAATCTGGTATCTTTTGTTTTTTGATATTCAAAATAATTACGCAATGATGCGATACCTGCATATTGCACAATCTCTGCATCTGAATATCTCCTACGCTGAATAAATAACGCTTCGGGGTTTAGCAGGAAACTATGTCCATGAAAACTTTTAGTCCAAAACTTGTATATTCTATCGTGTCTATTCACTGGTGGAAGTTTATAGGTAAGTATATGTAGGATTGTCATAATATCTTTGACACTCCCATTGCTTTCCTTTTTTACTTTTTCCCAATTATAGAATAACATATTATATCAAATTCTTGACCTCGTGTCAAGTACTATTTTTCACTCCTATATTTCTGATAGTTCATACCCTTGTCGCATGTAGTATCCCCTTCTCGCAGATGCCTGCTTTCTAGCTGTACGACCTTCTAAATTAATGTCTACTATAACGGGTTGCGGTTTTCCGTCATACATTCTTATAACACGACCAATTAACTGTGTGAGCAAAGGCTCATTGTTTACTGGTGTGCCTAGAATGAGACAGCTAAGACAATCTACGGAAATACCTTCTGAAAATATACTTTGTGTTCCAAACAGTATATCTTTGTCAGTAAATATTTCTTTTATCATATCTGCTCTTTCTTGATGAGGAACATCTCCTGTTACGCAAATTGCGTTATCTCCTACAAGTCGTGCACAAGCTTTTAGAAAGTCTACTCGGTCACTTACGAGAAGAACCTTGTGCCCTTTTGCCGCATAACTCGCTGCAAGCATTGCCATTGTATTTTGGTATTCCCAATCATACGCAAGTGCGTTGATTCGATTTGCCCAATCAACATTGCCATCCATAAAGCGAATTCCCGAGTGTATTATGTCAACTCGTGGAGTAAGATAGTTCTCTCGAGGTGGCTTGAATACAGTATTTGAAAAGTAATCACGAAAGACTACATGCCTTCCATCTTTTCTCTGCATTGTTCCAGTCAGTCCTATTTTGTAGCGTGCCTTCGAAGCGTCGACAATTCGTGTAAAAGTAGGCGAAGATACATGGTGCATCTCATCCAATATAATTGTACCGAACTCTCCTACGATTTTGTCGATATTTCGGTATAAAGTTTGTACATTTCCAACGACAATTTCCTTGTTCATGTCAAACTTTCCTGAGCCAATCACACCCGCCGTGACCCCGAAGACTTTTTGTACTTCTTTTTCCCACTGTCCTCTTAATGCTAATGTATGAGTAACAATGAGTGTCTTTTGTTGCAATTTATTTGCGATTGCTAACGCAGTGAATGTCTTACCCCAGCTTACCCAAGCGTTGATTATACAACTGTCTTGAACTTCGTCATATACGGACTGTTGAGAGTCTCGTAAAGTGAACTTAAAGTCAAAGGGTTTGATTGGTATATCATTCCGCTTATCCTTTATTTCGTAATCCTCTGGTATAAGATCCGTTCTTCCAATCGGTATGGAAACCAAACCTGCTCTTATTACGCCCATATTCTTTATGATGATAGGCGGATCGGTTGGTCTTCGAGGTGGTATCGAATATGTCAGTTCTTCATCGAGAAACGACTGATATTCATTACTGCACTCTAAGTAAATGCGATTAGAAAGAACTGCTTTCATTTAGTCCAGCGGCACTAAGTCGCCAGTTTCGAAAAAATTGTACACAACTTCATCGAGATACTCGTAAGGATAAATCTCCTCTCCTGAGAGTAAGTTTTTGCAAGGCTCGTGCCACTCAAATTCATCATTGTCTGCATAGCCTTCCCCGAGAACTTCTTCCATAACACAAGTGATATCGCCATCATCTTGATAATTGTCATTATCATCAAGAAAATGTTTGCCATCTTCGTCTAACAGAGTTTCAATATGATATACTCCGATAAAGTTTCGGAACTCATCTTCATAAGTCATTTTTATGTACACTGTTTCTCCATACGTTTCTGCTATATAGTTTGCAACATTCTGCGCCATATTATATGGAGGACTCCAAGCCGAGTAACCTGTTATGTACCCGTTGCTGGCTTCGTCAACATTACACCACTTTGCACCAACATTATCTACATACCAATTCCAACTATCTTCAAGATTTCCATCTTTATCAAATTTTGGATTTGCTTGTTGCATGAAAGGTTGATTTTCTAGGGGGAGAAATTCTATTACTTGGTAAGGTTCGTTGTCACCCCACTGACGAGTAGCTTCTTCTTCTAAAAAAGATTCATCCCACTGTTCGTCAGTAAGATTAGTAATTATTTCCATATTAAAATATACATGATTTGCCATGTTATCTCCTATTTAAACTCGGGACCATTATACCACTGAACGAGTGAGTATCGTGTCCCTCTTTTTACTTCGGTAACTCTATGTTGTAGGAAGGAAGGAAAAATAATTACTGTTCCTCTTTTTCTCAACTGCCCCAAAGGCATCTTTAGTTCTTGCCCTTGTGGATTTTTTATTTCAAAGTTACCACCTTCATAATCTTTTGGATGAGATAGGTTTACTGTAATAGATAATTTTCGAAAAGGCACTGCAGGATTCAAAGATGAATCTGTATGCCAATTATAAAAACCACCTCTTTTATACTCACCAAACTGTATTGTTTCTTTACCTGTTATAATAAAGTTCCATGCTTCTAAATTTGCTAATGTAGCATATCCTTTTAGCATAGTTTCTAAAAAATGTCCTTTCGGAAACCAAGACACATTTGTAACTCTAGTCTTTTTATTACTAAGTTTCTTGCCAGTTGAGGCACCATATATTCCTGCTTCATCTAATCCATTTTCTTTTCCGAGTTTAATTATTTCATCACAGGCTTCCTCGGATATCCTGTCTGTTTTTGAGTACCAAAAAGGTACTGCATATGCCGATCTTATCATACTTTTCTCCAGCTATCTTTCTGTAAAGTTTCTGAGAAATCATATACGAAAGATGGTTTGTCATCTATATATAAAATACCTGCATAACGCATTGTCATTGCAGGCGGTCTTGGTAATTCAAAAGGAAAAGGTATGCCTTGAATCCACATAAGAGTAGCAACATCTTTATGTTCTAGTTTTCCTATTAAGTGATACTTCAATTTTGCACTTTTACTTTTTTCGTAAATAAAAAACTTTCCATTTGAATCTACATAGAATCTTCCTCTATGTTTTACGAGTCCTCCAAAGTCATCTATTTGATACTTTAAATCATATAAATG